AGATTTGTAAGTTTTTTCAAACTCTTTTTTTACTTGTTTAATTGATTTCATATATAAATTTTAAAATTGATTTTAAATTTAAAAAAATATTTTAAATAAATCAAATTAATTATAAAAAAAAAGGCATGAAATAAATCATGCCCTTTAATTTCCCTTAGTTTACTTTAATTATGTTACAGGGATTTTTAATCGATAATACGATCTTTTTTAATCCATTTACCCTCATGATCAATGATGATGTAATTATGCTCTCTTAATAGCTCAATTGCATTATTAATCGCTTTGGCTTTTTTTCTAAAATGGTCAAATGTTTCGTTTTCAATTACTCTTATTTCGTTATCTTTTGCCATAATTAAAAAATTTAAAATGGCAAATCATTACCATTGCCAGATGGTATTGGATTAACATTTGAAACCACATCATTACTTTTAGGTTCCCAACTATTTATTTCACCATAGTATTTACCACCTTGTGATTTTTTAAGGTCAATATTAACCCATCCGTTTTTTGCGTGTTTATCTAAAAACTTTTTAAAGTCATCAACCTTAACGCTTAGATTTCCAATTACGAAATCTGGTGCATTGTCATTTCTTTTGACAATCATTCCCTCTGTAAAAATTTTCTCTTTTTGATTCATATCTATTATTTTAAATTAAATTGTTTATTGATTTTTTCTCTGTATTCTTTATTTATCTTAAAATTTTCAATTACTTTTTTGGCTTGTTCTTTAGTGCCTTTTAGTGTTGCAATTAATTCGTTTTCTTTTAACCATGGTCGGTTATCCTCTTTTTTAACTTCAACCTTTTTATTACTAGCTAAATTACCATCATCATCATCGGCTTGTAAACCTAACAAAGAAACTAATGTATATCGCCTAAAATAAGTTATACAGCTTCCTAATTTTTGTGGATCACTAATGTCTGGCAATTCTAAACTTGATGGTTTTGTAATTTCATTTGTGTCAACACATTCGATAATACTATGCACTTCACCTTTTATTATAGGTTGATGTAAAACCAGTTTATATTTGCCTAAAAGTGGCTTTAAATTTTTAAGTAGTGAATTAATGTCGAAATAACTACTTTTAAAAAAAGGATTTTTAGCATCTTTTGAGATTGCTCCAATCTCTTGCTGTAATGCAAACAGCTTTTGATTTATTGATTTCATAAATAATTAATTTTAAATTAAACGTTTTACATCGAACCCAGAATTTTCTAATTTTTTTACCTCATCAACTGTAAAACTTCCTGGATTCTCAATTCTAGTTTTTAAAGTTGGCATAGTACATCCCAAAATGGTACATACATGGTAACGCTTAAAATTTAACCTTTTAAGCTCATTCCTAAAATGCAATTCAAATATCATATTATATATATTTAGCTTACAAAAATAAAAAAATATTTTTAAAAAAAAGAATTATTTTAATTTAATTTCAAAAAGAAAACCCCCTAACTATAAAAAATTAGAGGGTTTCCCAAGCAAACAAGGAAAAGAAAAAAGTTAAAAAGTTATTTTAAATGTGCTGGTTTGGTCATCATCTTGATTTGGTATATGCATTATAACATCAAAAGAGTTTTTTATTACATTGTAAGTCATGCCATCAATATAACAACTAACCGGTTCCCTTAAAATACTAGAACCAAAATTAATCCAAACTTTATTATTTAAACCAATAGGATCATTTAATAAATTATATAATTTACCCTCATATCTAACAAGATTGGTTCTATAATCGTTAATTACTTGTTGAGTAACAATTTGCTCAACTGACTTAATAAAATTAGCGTTGTCGTCTCTAGGGCGTATAAAATCGGTTGTAATAATATTATTATAATTATTATTTGATAATTGTAAATCGCTAAATTCTAAAACACCAGTTAAATTGCTGCCGGTTGTTCTAATTCTTTGATAAGCAAAACCATCAATACTTGAGAAAAAATTTGTTTCTCTGTTGTTTTCTAATCTTTTAAATTCAAGAGTAATGTTATCATAATAAATAGCGTTTAAACCTGTTGCATTTTGCACATAAGGTTCAAACAAATCAATTGTCAATGTTCCAGATATTGGATAAGTTTCTAAATTATATGAAAACTCTTTCCAAACATCCCCTGTTTTTACAGATTGAATGTTTATGTGGTCACTACCTCCCCAACCACTACCGGTTGAACTGTTCCAATATCTAACTTGACCACTTGAGGTGTCCTCAATTTTTACTCTAAATCTAAAACTAATTGCACCAAAACCAGCATTTGTGTCAAAATAAGTATTAATTTTTAATGTATTAGATAAAAAAGATTGACTTAAAACATCGACTGATGTGGTTAATGTTTTTCTGGTTCCTGTTTCATTGGTTTGCGCTTGAGTATTTTTAAAGCTATTATCGCCCTGTTTTGTAAAATCTGTTGATAATTCACCAGGTGATGTTGTTCCACTTGATGAATAGGTTGTCCACTCAGCTAACCCATTTTCAAAACCACTGTTTTTTATTGTATTGACATCTAAAAATTGTGATGTTTCATGAGTTATATTAAATTCATTTAATGGCCTTAAATATTCTTTTGTTAAACTGTTATCAAGTGGTAATAATTGGCTCGGTACTTGTTTTAAAGCGTCAATTGTTGTGGTTGATTGATAACTACCTAAATAATTATAAATAACATATTGGATTGATTCGGTATTATTGGCAACTAATGAAGCCGCCTCCGCCGCTCTAATTCCTGTTGGTATTGTACCACCTTGAGCGGTTGTTGCACTAGCATTCTTTATGCTTTGCGCCGAATAACTTGAGTTATTAATTATATACCACCGGCCAAAACTTTGAAAAATCCTTGCATTAGTGAATTTTAATATTTGTTCTAAAATTTTCTTTGCGTTATTAAGGGCAAATTTATCTTTTTGTAATGCATAAGGTTTTATATTCATTACATCATAAATTGAATATACTGTTGCTCCTGGATTTAAAATAAATATATCCTGGCTTACATAAATATCAAACTCTAAATCTAAATTATTTAAAGAATTTATAATTGAAAATCTAGCGTTTTGAACATCAGTTGATGCGGTGTCCATAGGCATTGAATAAGAATCTAAAGTCCCCAAACCATCTATTGCTGTTAAAGAAATTTGAAATGGCTTTGATGTTATTGCCTCGCTAAATGAATCAACAACAAGCCATCCAATCCAATATGTTTGATAATTATTTGATGAATCTTTATAAGATATTTTAACTTTATATTCCCTTTCATCATATTCATAAAAATTGTCATACGAAACAGTGTCAGTTACAAATAAATTTAATCTACATTTAGAACCTTTGATTGGGGAATAAAAATCATCATCACCCTCCCAAGTAATTTCACAAGGATTTTGAGTGCCTATCATTGGCAATACAGAGCCAACATAATTATTTTTTAGAATCTCAATTTTTTTGTCTTTTTCATTATGATCTGAAAATTCCAATCTATATTTTACCCCGTAAGCCATTATATAATTCTGTTTCTGTTTGTATTTGCTCTTTGTAATGCAACAACTAAATCCTGTCCTTTTAATGTAAATGAACCACCCACATCAACTTTCTGTGAACCTCTATCGCCAATCATTCCTTTCAATTTATCTAGTGGTGCAATAACCTCAGGGTTAGATTTAGCTCCTGTATATTCTCCGACAAGTCCAAGAGTTGGAGCTGATACAATTCCACCATTAGCAAATTTAGCTGGACCGGCTGAACCACCGCCGCCGCCTTTATCCATACTTTGACCAATATCAGCTGACTTAGCTTTAAAAAATGCACCTAAAGCAACTAAGGCAACACCAGCGGCAATTGCTACAACTGGATTTAAACTTTTTAATGCTGTTTTAATACTCTCTAATCCTATCCCAATTCCTATTGCCATTTTTCCGACTTGTGATACAATTGCTCCTAAACTTCCCAACAAAACAGCTGCTAATTGATTACCCATGTTACCGGCTCCAGCAATTGCACTTCCCATTGCTTCACCAATTCCAACAGCTAAATTATTTAATCCATCAGTCATTATTGGTGCTAATTTTTGATTAAATTCATTTGCATTACCTAAAAATTCTGTTTGTTTAGATGTCAATAATTCATTTGTTTGATTTAATTGGTCATTTAATTTTGGAATACCAACATTTTGAATACTATCTGCCAGTAAAGATGCTGGATCTTTACCAACACTAGATATACCAATTATTGGTTGAGCTGTTATTTCTGGTTGTTTTAGAGAATCAGTCCCAATTCCACTGACTTTACTTCTTTGAGATTCGGTATTTAAATCTTTTAAAGAACCTGTTAATCCATCAATCTCATTTTTTAATTTAGATGTTGCTGTTTTATCTTTTTCCGCTTGTTTAGCCGCCTCTTTTAGATTCTCTGCTTTTGTTTTTAATTGTAAAGCCGCAAATTTTGCAGGACTGCCAAACGACTTAACCATATTAAGAAAGGTTTGCCATTTACTAATTGCTGGTTCTAATTTTTGTACAAAAGAAACAAATATAGCCACAAGCCCAACAATAGCAGTTCCAACTAAGACAAAAGGATTAGCCATCATTGCGGTTGTTAATGCAATAAATCCTCCTTTTACTAATGCTATAACAGAAATTAATCCGGTAAATCCTGTTGCCATTAAACCTATACCAGAGCTTAAAGTTCCTATAACCAATAAAACTGGACCTATTGCCGCCGCTAAACCGCTAATTATTAAAATAGCTTTTTTGGTTTCCGGTGATAAATTTTTAAATTTTTGTGTTAAATCACCAATAAAAATTATTAAATTTTGTGCTTTACCTTTTAAATCAAATGCTTCAACAATTTCTTTTCCTAATTCTGCAAATGCAATATTAAGATTATCTTTTAATGTTGAACCCAAGCCACTCAGCGTACCGCTTAAAGTTTTCATTCCACCCTCAAATTTTCCTCCCTCACTTGTTGCATCTTGAAACGCTTTTAATAAAACAGGAAAAGTTACAGCGCCTTGCGAAACCATTTCCTTAATCTCGCTTTTTGCAACACCCATACTCGAACTTAACATATCAATTATAGGAACACCATTATTTATAAGTTGTAACAAATCCTGGCCCATTAATCTGCCAGATGCTGCAACTTGTGAAAAAGCAACTGTTATACCTTGTAAATCACCACCACTGACCGCGGCAATATCACCAATGGCTTGTAGATGTTTTGCCGCATCTTGTGCTGAAATACCAAAACCCATCATTGTATTGTTTGCCCTAACTAATTCCTCTAATTGAAAAGGTGTTTTTGCAGAAAATTTAACAAGATTTTCAAAAGCGGCAGCACCTTTTTCAGCACTACCAGTCAACACTTTTAATGTGGTTTGTAATTTTTCAAATTTAGCGGCTGAGCTAATTGCTACACCAGCAGCCAAACCAATAGGAGCTGTTAATTTTAATGATAAATCTTTTCCAACTTGCCTTGCCGATTTACCAAATGCTGATAATTTAGAACTTGCCTTGTTTAATGATGATGTTAGTTTAGTAGCATCACCAACTAAAAACACTTTTAATTCATTTGACATAATGTAATTTTATTCAAAAATACGAAAAAAAAAAGCCATCATTTTGATGACTTCATACTATTAACTTTTTTCAAAAATGATTCATATTGTTTCCTAGTTGATTTAGGTTTGCCACGCTCCAAATATACATCTTGTGGTAATGGAAATAATTTATCCGGTGTAATCATTTGCGCTCTCTTTTCACAATTAACATTAAAAAGCATTGATGCCAAATATCTAGTTCGTTCCCAATCTAAATTCAATTTTATATTGTGTGATTCACCTAATAATTGATTCTCGGTCCAAGTATTTGACCAGAAATCATTAGGATTTATGCCAACCTGACCAATGTAATAATCAAGTATATTATCCCAAGTTAGTTGGCTGGGCGCTTTCCCACCTTAGTGGTTTTTTTTACATTTCTATTAATACCCATGTTAAGGTCATTTCCAAGTATTCTGGATTCCATCATGGATTCAATTATTTTAGTAAGCTCATCAGATGTTAAATCCTCAAGCCACATTCCAACTTTAAATTCATTATAATCAATTTCATTGCCTTGCTCTTGATCATTAGCTAATAAACCAGAATAAACCAAAGCTCTAATACCGGATAGTGAAATTCCATCTTGAAAAACATTACCAATTTTTTCTATTGATACACCTAAGTTATCAGTAAAGTTTGCCCAGAAATTCATTGAAAAATGCATAGTGCGGTTTTTACCACCTATACTAAGAGAATAATACCCTCGTTTCTTGTTTGCCATATATGTAGATTTAAGACACCTAGTTCCTTATTCTAGGTGTCTATTATTAAAAGATTAAATCTTAATTTGTAGATTTAGTGATTGCGCCTGTAACTGTAATTGAACCTGAGAAAGTAACTGGTGATTCCATTTCCGCACTCATTTCAACACTAGAAAAGAATCCCTCACCACTATAAACCGAATCCCCTGTTTCAGCTGTTCCAAAACTAAAATCAACTTTTTGTCTAGCCAAAAGATAATCAGCCATTTCAATAGCATTTGCCGCATCATCGTAAGCGACTAAACCATCAAAACTAATCTCTCCAGATCTAACCCCAGCGATAACCTCTTGAAAACCACCACTCGATTTAGTTGTTGCCTCTGGTAAATCATTAGACAAAGATAATGAACACGATGTTGTGTGACCAATTGTTGCTAATGTTCCACCATCACTGATGACTTTTAATAATAAATTTGTTCCATTGAACACTCCGACTGTTGCCATTTATTTAATTTTTATTAGTTAATAATTTTATTCAAATATACAAAATTATATTTTTATGCCGCTTCCCAATCATAGTTAGAATTTTCCCACTCATCAAAGTTAGTATTCCAAACCTCACCGGTCCTTTCATCGACTAATATAATGCTGGTTAAAGTAATCGAAAGGTTGTAACTTGTTGGTGCTTCATGGCTCCCCTCCTCATCAACATTAGAAATATATCCATTTCCTAATAATACCAAACCATCACCATATCCCTCAATGTCCTGACTAAAATAAAACTTTGTTGTGGTCCTAAGTAAAACCATTTCGGCAAGTTGCTCAAAGTTTACGGAATCACTATAATCAATTAATCCATCAACCTCAACCGAACCACTACGAACCCCAGCTAAAACCTCTTTCCATCCGCCAGAATCCTTTGTTGTGCTTTCTGGTAAATCACAATCTAAATTAATTGTGGCATTGTTACTATGGCCAATAGGATCATCGCCTTTATATATCAAAAAACTGGATCCATTTATTAAAGCCATTATTTATCCTTTTATTTTCTCCTCTTCAATAATTTCAGAATACTTGCCAGATTCTAAGTCAACAGATATTTTACCGTATTTTTCCTCCAATGACTTTTTCAATTCACCTTGTTTGTTTATCTCATCAATTTGCATGTGATTTAATGAATGTATTTGGCCCATTAAAGTTCCAATATCCATTTTGATAGCATTGATTTTTCCTTGAGATTCTCTTAATTCTTTTAATTCTTTTTCCTCTAATTTGCTCATTTTATTTAATTTATAGTTATATACAAATATAATTATTTACAATTACATTTGTTTTTTAAATCATCTATTTCTGCTTTTAGTTCTTGTATTGCGTTAACTAAAGTTGGAATCATATCCCCCATTTTTAACGC